GTGGCCGCTGCCTTCTGCGCCCCACTGGCATCGCCAATGATCTTCAGCGACAGGATGGCGGTCTTGTTAGCCACGGTCAGTGTCTCTTTCGGTCTGCCTCAGCGAGGATATGAACGGCTGTTGCGATGGTTTCGGGGTCTTCGGCTAGCCACGCGGACACGGGAATCCGCGTGGCTAGAGCCAGCTGGACGATCAGATAGTGTGCTGAATCGTCGCCCCACCTAAACCCAGCTCGTCGCCTTCCTCATCGGCGGTTTCGTCGTCCTTTTCGCCCACGTGAAGCGCGGCTTCGGGGCCGGTGGTGAAGTCTTCCCACGTCTGTTCCAAAAGGCCGGCGCGCTTGGCTGCGGACCATGCACGGAAGGGCGCGGCCATCAGAAGGTTGTCAGTGACGCCGCCGAGGCGCGGGTTCTTTTTGAGCGTCTGCTCAAAGGCCAGGGTGTCCCCAATGTTGGGGGTGACGGTCAATTCGGTGCCGTCGTGGCGGGTGATGACGAGATGCTTGATAGCCATGGTTATGCTCCTTTGACCTTCTCAACAAGGTCGGTCAGGTGGTTTTGGTAGACAGGTATCCAGCGGCCTTCACTGGATCGTGCGCCGTCCGAGAGGAACGGCTGAGGGGCGATGTGGCGGCGGTGCCAGCCCCAATGAATGGGACCGGCGTAGGGGATGCGCTTGGACCCGGAGCGGATGACACCGGCTGTTTTCGTGCCGGTGGCCCGGATCGTTCGGGCAAGGGTGCCGGTACGTTTCGGTGCGAGGTCCGCCGAGGCGTGCGCGGCGATGGTGGCCGCTTCCTTGTGGGCTTCCTTCAGGTCTGCGATGCCGGTTTCAAGGTCAGCGAGCGAGGCCCGGAGTTCCCGCCCGCCGATGACCCTTAGCTCTCCTGCGGCCATGGGCTACGGGAGGTCGTAGTACTCAACATCACCGATGCACTTGAGCGTGAAGTCAGCCGTGTTGCGCTTCTTCACGTCGCCGCCGAGGTCCAGGGGGACGATCTTCACGACGCCACGGGCACCGAATTCCGATTCGGCGTTGTTCGGGATGAAGTCGAACGGAAGCTTCTTCAGCGCGTTCGCCTTGGACCAGTAGACGAGGCCCGCCACGTCGTAGGACTGAAGGACCGTGCCAGAGAGTTCGCTCGTGAGGGTGTCTTCGCCGTCGAGTTCTTCGCCGGACAGGACGGGGATCGGGTCTTCCTCATTGAGGCTGTACGCGATCTTGGTGGCCGTGATCTGTGCGCCCCATTCGGAGGCGGTGCCGGTCTCGCCAATCTTGAGGGTGCCGGGGCCGAGGTGGTGGGCTTTCGGTGCCATGGTGTGCTCTCCTAGATGGTTTCGTTGAAGGTGATGATGTAGGCGGGGTGGTCGGCCAAGTTCGGGTGTTGGTACATCGCGGTCTTGGCGTCGATCAGGTCAAGCGGGGCTTCCAGTGCGTCGATCACGCCGTCTATCCGCTTCCACGCCGTGAGGGTGTCCTGTACCGGGCCGGAGATGACGTGCAGTTCCCACGTGGTGTCGGTGGCCGCTGCGGTCACGAACTTGAAGTCAGGCGGTTGGACCACGACGACGGGGCCGACGGCCAGCGCCGAGGCGACTTCCCGAACGTCGAGGGTCACGTGCGCGTTGTCGATGGCGGCGGCGGTCAGGTAGTCCTTGATGTCATCGCGGATTACTTCGGCCCGTTCTACCCGCCTCATCCGATCCCCGGACCTAGGAACGGGTTCAGGATCGGGTAGGCGGGCCTGAGCGGGTCACGCGCGACACGGTAGGGCGTGACTTCCGAGTCAGTCACGCCGCCCGTGCCGCTGAGTGCCTGGCGGCGCTGGTAGAGGTTCGCTCCTACTTCCAGCACCGCCCGCGCCCGCGCTCTAGGCGGCACGGTGGCGTCCCCGATGTGCTCACTCACCAACTCTTCGGCTTCAGCCTCACAGTCGGCCACGAAAGTGTCAGCAGCCACCGCGTTGACGTACTGAGCGAGAGTGATAGCCATGGAGGGTTACGCGCCGAGCTTGACCGGCAGGATGGCGTCCGGGAACGGGTTGGTGTTCGCCGTCTGGCCGTGGATGGAAATTTGCTTGGACAGGTTGATGATGTTCTCGTCCTGAAGCTGGATCGGTGCGCCGGGGGATTCGAGGGTGACCATGGCGGCTGGATCGTAGAAGGCGATCTTGTCGGTGCTGGTGGTGTCCAGAAGGGACACCTGCAACCCGGCGAGGGAGCCGTCAATCTGCTTGAGGTTCATTTCACCGACGATGTTGGTGCCCTGCCCGTAGACGTTCATGAGGCGGTGGTCACCGTCCCGCAGGCGCATGAGGCGCTTGAACTGGTTGACCGAGACGTTCATGCCGGACAGGACAAAGCCGCGCTGTTCGTAGGCCACAGCGGCGTCCACGATCAGGTCAAGCCAATCGTCTGTGGTGGCCGCTGCGGCGAGGTCCAAGTGAGCGCCCGCCGCTGCCGAGGCGATCTTGTCGTTGATGACCGTGAGGTAGGCGGCGCGGGCGCGGGCTTCGGTGTTGGCCGCGTACTTCAGCAGCAGGGCCTTCCATGTGCCGTCCAGCACGGGAATGGTGGCCTGCTTGATGGACTGGAAGGACAGTTCAGTCCACGCGCCGTCGGTCTTCTTCGGGGCCGTCTTGGTTTCAAGCTCGATCTTGCCCGCCTTGGTCAGGTCGTCGCCTTCCTGAAGCTGTTCACCAACAACGATGCTGTTGGATTTCAACTGTGCGTATTCGACGTTTGCGCCTTCGGCGGGCAGGACGCCCTTGCCGAACTGGTTGAAGATGCGGCGGCGGGCTTCCACAAAGTGGATGTATTCACCGATCCACGAGTCCTTGACCACGGCATCCGCGAGGATGCCACCGGCAAAGTCGCGGTGCAGGTTCAGGGCGGCTTCGTCCTGATTGGCGATGGCGCGGACGAATTCACCGATGGAGCGGAATTCGGGGATGGCGGCGGCGGGGGCCTGCGTGGGCAGCGTGGCGAACTGGCGTTCAAGGACGGCGATGGCGTCGGCCTGGGTTTCGAACTCTGCGCGGGTGATCGTTTCGGTTTCCATGATGGGTTCCTTTCGGGCGGGCTGTGCGGTGCGTACGTGGGTGATGGCGGCGGCGTCGTAAGCCGGGTGGGGCACTAGGGAGACTTCACGAACGAGAACCTTGGTGTAGGTGATCGAGCCGTCTTCGTTCCTGCGGTACTCGATGGGCTGGAAACCGACGGACAGGCGGTCGATGGAACCGGCGCGGAGCAGGGCGTAAGCGTCGTTGCCGAGGGAGGTTTCTGCGAGGTAGCCGTCAATTTCCCACCCGGCGTCCGTGTCCCGGTTGGCGGTGATGTGCCCGACGATTTCGCCGTGCCGGTAGAAGACTTTGGCGCGGTCGGAGTCCTGCACGCTTCCACGGTCGAATTCCTCCACCCATGAGCCGTCCCCGAAGTAGTCGATGGGGTCATTCCACGGGACGGCGATGCCGGTAAAGCTACGGTCCTGCGTTTCCGACGCGGCCCGGATGGCTACCTCACGGACGATCAGACCGGCGTTATTGGTCAGGGCTTCAATTTCCACTTGGTGCCTTCTCTGCGGGTGCGGGGGTGGACTTGTTCTTTCGGGCGTCAAGGCGCGCCCGTTGCTCTGCGCTCATCGGCTGCAGATTTTCGATGGCGCGTATCTCGTCTTCGTCCATCCAGTCCAGGGCGATGCGGTGCGCTTCGTACCGGGTCTTGGTGTCGGCCCTCAGCAGCGCGGAGAGGTTGAACCGAGCCACCTGCCCACGGGCGGTAATCGCGGTGAACGCTTCTTCGATTTCTCGCAGGTACGCCATGAGCGTGTAGCGGATGAAGATGATGGAGTCCTGTTCGATGTTGCTGTACGTCGTGGATGTGCCTTCCACAGCGGCCAGTTGCAGCGAGGCGGGGATGCCGAACAGGCGGGCGATCTGGGTGGTGCTGAATTGCTGGGACTCAAGGAACTGCACATCGGCGGGCGAGAGGAACAGGGATTCGTATTTCAGGCCCGCGCCGAGGACGCGAATATCGCGTTTCTTGCCGTCCTTGGGGGCAAAGTCGCCCACTCGCTTGAAGGCGTCGCCGTAGCGTTTGGCCTTATCGGCGGTGAGGTCTTGGTCACTGGTGAGAATGCCGGTGGGTTCGTCGGTGTCGGTGAACCAGTTGGCGGCATAGTCGCGGGTGTCAAGCGCGGCTTTCAGGTCGGCGCGGGCGGCTTGGATCGGGCCGAGGCCGCGCAACTTGCCGGGAATCCTGAGGAATTGCAGGTGCTGGACTTCCCACGGCTGCAAGACCTTGCCCTTGTGGCTGATCACGATCCGCCCGGTTTCGTAGTCCTTGCCCACGTAGACCTGTTCCGGGGGCAGGACTTCCATGTCGATGACTTCGCCGGTTGGTTCGGTGCGGTTGAGCTTCCAGAAGCAATTGCCGTTCAGTGCCAATGAGACGATGCTTTCCCCGATGAACGCGGAGCGGCTTTGCTTCAGGGAAGGCGTCTTGACCAAAGACGGGGCGGCGATGGGTTGCCCGCCGCGTTCCATGTCGATGGAAAGCTGTTGGCCGCTGGTGGAGAGTACCTGAGCGGCGCGGAAGACGGACGAGAGGGAGAGAGCCTTGTCAGCGGTAACCCAATCGAGGGTCATGCCGCCTTCCGGCGTGATGCCCGGAAGCATGGACGACGCCGGGGCTTCTTCGCGGAGGCCGAGCCACACGGCGGCACGCTGTAAAAAGGACATGCCCTGAATCCAACAGGCCCGCAAAAGCGGCTACCAAGGATTCAGGGCACGAGGGTCCAGTCAGGCCCGCACAGGCCCATTCAGGCCCGTTTGGGAGGGTCAGTAGATTTGATCCACGTCCGGTTCCGGCTTGTGATCGTAGGCCCAAATCCCGACGGCGGACGCGATGACTTCGCAGACAGGTCCGGTGGACTTGTCACGGTCGATGCGTGTAGTGCCGTTGGAGGTTCGCAGGACCGAATGAGCCACGGCTTTCGCGAACGACTTGGAGGCGTCCGGCTTGAACGTCTTGTCATCGCGGGCGGCAGTCAGCCATGCGTCACAGGCTGTTTGGAAGTCGCGCATGCCGATGGTTTGGACGTCGATGGCCTCAAGGTCGGAGTCTTCGGGCGGATTCTTCAGCGAGTCGGTGACGCGCCGGGTGGGTCCGCCGTCGTCAGCGGCAACCACAGCCGGTTTCCACGTCTCGACAATGAGCCGCACGTAACCGGGGAGCCACGCGGTGCCTGGGGCCGAGTGCAGCACGCGAGAACAGGCCATGCCGATCGAGTCGCGCCACGTCGCCATGACGGCGGCGCGTTCGTTGTTCGGGGCCACTTCGTACGTGATTGCCACGTCCTGCCGGGAGGGCACTTCAGCGGGCAGCACAGCGGCCAGCGCGTTCCAATCGTCGGTATCGATGATTGGGTCTTCGGCTTCGGTCAGGATGTTCATGTAACCGCGTAGGCGTTCGGCGCGGGTCATGCCTTCGCCGTACATGTCTTCCCGGAGAGCTTCCACGGTGAGCGTGTTACCCAAGGCCGGGTGGAACGTCCACCACGTGGCTTCGTCGTCCGGGTCCATGCCGTCGGGCATGGACCACTCAAAGAACGCCAGTCCCGGCTCTGTGCCGTCCCTGCCGATCTTGACCCACTTGTTCATGAACACCGAGGCCATGGTGCCCTTGGTGCTGAGCATCCAGATTTGAGCGTCGGCCTTGATGGTGGATTGCGCCGGGGTGACACCGCCGAGCATGGCGTCACCGAGGATTTCGCTGTACTTCCAAATTTCGTCGTAGTCCACCCAATGCGGGGTTTCGCCGTGGATGGCACCGGGGCCGGGAGCAAAGCGGGTCACGGTGGAGCCGTTGCCCTTGCAGTACAAACCCTCAGAGCCTTGAGACAGGCGCGGCTTGAACAATCCGCGGATGGCCGAGTTAGTGACGAGCTCCTGAAGGTCTTTCATCCTTTTGCCGGCGTCCTTGCCGGTCTGCGCCGTGCTGAAGCAGTCGATGCCTGAGCGGGTCATCATCCGGTGCAAACGGACAGGCCCAGTAAGCGCCGTCTTGCCGGACTGGCGGGGGACGGTGATCAGGACTTTGGAGTACTTGTAGTGGCGGTGGCCTAGGTGAAGATCGTCTTGGGATTCGCCGGGGCCGACCAGGCGGTACTCGGTGGCGATGTCCACCACATGCCGTTGCCATGGCATCAGGTTTCGGCCCATGAGGCGGGCCACGCGGGCTATCTCGTGGCCTTCGGTCCTGTAGCTGGGGTCACGCTTCGGAGAGTGCTTCGGGGGCGGGGCGTACCGGTGGATACGGGCCGGGGGCAGGACGGTCATGCTTCGATGGCATCCTGTTCTTCGGCCATGACAACCTCAAGCACGGCTTTCAGGTCGCCGGAACCGGCAGCAACCTCAGGCTGTGGCATAAACTCGAGAATTTCTTTCATGGACCGAATGAGGTTCGCTTGCCCGCTGGCCGCGTCCTTGGGCGAAATGCGATCCACCTTCCGCGCCGTGATGATGGCGAGGGCCATCACCGCCGAGTCACCGGGGCCAAGCCAACCATCAGCGGAGCGAACACGGATAGTTTCAAGGGTGGCTTTTTCAAGGAAGCCACGTTTGCCATCAGTCGGTTCGAATTCTTCGAAAAGCGGGAGCATTGGTGCTTCTTCTTCAGGGTCCGGGGCTGTTTCGAAGTCGATTCCGGGCCTCCTAACGGGTCAGGTTTTTGACGTTTTTTTTGTGGGGTGCGGGGGGATATTTCCACGCTGCGCGGGGTGGAACGGCAGGGGGCCAATCAGAAAAACGGGTGCATCCGTGCCCATGCGTGGCGGTCTGTGCGCGGACGTTTGAAGCACTCATAGCAGGCACGGCCACGGTTGCGGTTGAACCACCACAATCCCCACGGCGTGCGTGGGCGTCGGTGCTTGATGCAAGTGGGGTCAGTGGTGCGATGCTGCGGGCGTTGGCCACGATCGACAGCCAGCACGAGGGCCAACAGTGCGATGAGTCCCACGAGTTCAAGCATGGTCATTCCTTCGTGAAGTAGGCTTCACCGTTCTCGATGAGTCCGGCGTCTTCGGTTAGTACTCGATTGCCGAGTGAGTAGTTGCATGGGCCATGCGCTGGCTTGTTCAGGGCTAGGGATGTGACGCCTCCCTTGCTGCGGGGGATGATGTGCTGAAGCGTTGTGCCCTTGCGTTTGCGGATGGGTAGGCCACAGATGCAGCAGACCCACCCCCACTGTTGAAGGGCGGTGTCCAGGAGTGCGGCACGCTGCGGGCCTGACAGTCTGGTGTAGTCGTCAGCCATGATTAGCGGGTGCTTGTCTGCATCCGGGCTTCACACCACGCGATGACCTTGCCCGGTACATAGCGGACCTCCCTGCCGACCTTGAAGAACGGCGGGCCATCGGGCGTCTGCCTCATCTTGCGGACGGCGTTCACGTCGATCTTGAGGAACCGTGCTGTGTCGTCCTGTGTCCAGACCTCAGGCACTCGCTACCATCCATTCCAGAGTGAGGACCAAGGCCAGCGCCACGGCGGCAAGACGGGCGCTGTACTCGATGTTGAACAGGATCAGGTCAAGCCGGGTCATACTGTGGTGCCTTCCTTGCTGAGTGCGTGCCATGCCTTCCACGCTTCGGTCTGGGTCTTCTTCGCGGCGTCCTGTTGCTTGACCGCCTCAGCAAGGCTTTGGCGTCGCTTGGCTGCATCCTCAGGTGCCGCCGTGCGCCATGCTTCCCTGCGCTTGTTCACGAGCGACGTGAAGACCGACAGGACGCGGCTGGCGTCGTCGTACTGGCTGCGGGCGAGTTCATGCGCGGTCATTTGCGGCCTTTCGTGCTTGTTCACGGTCGTACTCCATGGCGGGCTTGATCATGCAGGCTGCGAGGATGCAACCGGCCAGCACAGCGGCTAGCAAGGCGGTTCCATCGCCAGCACGCCAACTTCGGTCAGTTCGTTGAGGTCTTCACCGGCCATCAGTTCGCGGTACTCGCTGCGGGTCATCATCGATCCGTTCGCGTACTTCGCCCAGGCGTCGCCGTCCACGGGTCCAGCGACGGCGGGAACGCCGTTGAGTTGGGCGGCCACGTACGTCTCATTCAGCACATAAGCGCGGTGGGCGCGGCTTGCTCGTGCCGGTGGAAGCTCTATTTCCTGCGTCATGATTCGGGCCTTTCGTAGATGGAGGGTGTTTGTATGAAGCGCATGGCTGTCTCTGCGGCAAGCGCGAATGGCGGGGCATTTCGGGGGCTGATGCGGCCCTGTTCGTCCACGTCGTTAGTCAGGCCCAGATGAAGGATGATCAGCGTTTCCATGTCGATCTGGTGAGCCGGTGGGATCAAGGCGTGGACCCCTTGCCGTCAAGAGCTTCTTTTGGAGGACACTCGGGGCAGAAGAAGTGAGTTTGCCCGCGATGCCGACGACGCTGAGCGCGTAGGCCGCAATGGCAACTGATCATCGGGTTGTTCAGGCCGCGAGACTCGCAAGGGGCGCAATAGCCTTGGTCACTCTTGGCACCGGGTTTTCCACAGGCCCAGCAATTGTGTTCCTTTGCTGGTGACGTGCCCGACTTCGAATGATGATTCTTCGGGTGGTTACTAATGATGGTTAGGGTGTCGCCAGCGACACCCCTTGGGGTGTCGATTCCGACAGGGGTAGGGGTGTCGATTCCGACAGGGGGTGTCGAATGCGACACCCCACTTCTTGGGGCCGCAAACAGCGCTTGGTTGTAGTTATCCACAATCTTGTGCTTGGTCGAACGGTCGCAGTTCGGCGGGCACTTCAGGAGGATTTCGTAGCGGTTCGGGCGGCGATGGTCAGGCATTGCCCGTGTTCCGCCGTCGTTGGTATAGATGATCAGTTCGCCAGCCGAGCCAAGCTGTGCAATGGCTTTCTGGACGTTCCTGGGGGTGACGTTGGCGTACTTGGCGAGGGTGTTCACTGAGGGCCACGCGCCGCCGTCGCCGTCGTGGTTGGCGATGCCCAGCAACACGAGCTTGGCTGTGCCGCTGGCCTTGGAGTGGTGGAGGACGATAGCCATGGATTCAACGCTCAACTTAGGCTCCCGCTGATTACGTCGTTGCGGTCGAAGACAAAGACGCCACGAGGCCCGTCAAGCTGTGCCAGTGGGACTATGCTGCCCTTGGCTATACGTCGGGAGAGGGTGGAGCGGTCAATCTGAAGAATCTCGCAGGCGCTTGCTGCGCCGATTAGGTGGCTCGGAACGATGATCCGAGCTTCCTCGTTATCTTGCGTCATGGGTGCAAAGTTAGTTGCAATGCAACATGAATTGCAAACGTGTAATTACTTCGGCGTGTTGCATTGCAATGATCATTGCGGCCTTAAGTGATCCATGCAATGATCTATGCATGAGCACTCAACCGATGTTTGTATTCCGCTTCGAGATGGACATGGCCGACCGCATTCGAAAGGCGCTGCGCGTCTCCGAGGTCAGTGTTCACGAAATTGCCGAGGTAGTGGGCATCAACCGAAACATGATCAGTGCGTGGATCAATGGCCGTGCTAAGCCAAATGACGTTCAACTCAAGAAGATTGCGATGCGCACCGGAGCGCCCCTGGAGTGGCTAAAATCCGGTGATCTTCACGGATTCGGGCCTGATGGAGGCATTACCAATACCGGTGGGTTAATCGACAGAAACCCGGTAGTAACTTTGTTCGCTCGTCGCGATACGGCGGCGGCGGCATGACAGTACGCGCCAGTAGGCGACGCGCCAGTTAGTCTGAATGCTTGACTTTTCAATAATCTAAATTATGGGGAAAACTTGAAAGACGAGCTTACAACTGAACATTGGCGTGAACACATAGAGGGGTGGTTGGGCTGGCTGAAGGCGTCAGGCAAGCCGCCCCTCACGCTTGCCCTGAGGAAGACGCAGATTCGCAAGCTTGCCCACGCCTTCCCGGAGCGGTCGCCCTGGGGTCTCCGGGTGGACGATCTGGCGGGATGGATGGCTACTCACGAATGGAAGCCGGAAACGCTCAAGAGCTACCGGGCGTCGATGAGGCAGTTTTACTTGTGGGCGATGATGACCGGGCGCACTGAGAGCAACCCGGCAATGCTACTCCCGAGCATCCGCGTTCCTGCGGGCCGCCCGCGTCCTGCGCCTGAAGCCATCGTAAAGGCCGGTCGCGAGAACCTTGATGAACGGTTGGCGCTCATGGTCATGCTGGGGGCAGAATGCGGGCTTCGCTGCACTGAGATAGCCGCCCTACGCACTGACAACGTCATCCCTGACGACGGCGGGTGGTCGTTGGAGATTCGGGGCAAGGGCGGAGTGGTCCGAACAATCCCACTGACTGACCGGCTCGCAAGCATCCTGCGGTGCTATCGGCGAGATGGCTACTTCTTCCCGAACAAGACCGGAGGGCATCTCTCAGCGCCGTACGTCTCCACGCTCCTATCGAGGAACCTCGACGGCGACTGGACGGGCCACACGTTGCGTCACCGGTTCGCCTCGGTGGCTTACAGGGCCGAAAAGGATCTAAGGGCCGTTCAAGACCTGCTAGGCCATTCCAACCCTCAGACCACTGCCCGGTATTGCGCGGTCCCTGACGGGGCCAAGCGGGCGGCGGTTATGGCTGCGGCTGCGTAGGGTAAGCTCAACTGGTTGAAACGACAAGTCAAGATGGTGGGGGACAACATGGGGGAAGTCATTACCTGTGGGCACTGCAATGTGCCAAAGACTCAGGACGCGGAGGACTGGAAGCACGAAATCGGCTTTTGGTTCTGTCCCGATTGCAAGGGTTCCTACTGGGAACCAACCGTGAAAGTTTCTGGCAGCGAACCTTCGTAGCCAAGCAAGCTTGTAGGGACCCCACAAACTGAGTTTGTGGGGTCCCTTGTGTTGTAGGGGTTTTTGCAGCTGTGCACCTGGTGGCCGGCGTTGAGGTTTCCTACAACGCCTTGAGTCCGGCGACGACGACGGCGACGCCGATGCCGACGGCAAGAGACACGAGGCCCGTAAGGATTGCGGCTATGACGATGCGCATTAGCTGGCGGGCCTGCTCTTCCAGCGCCTTGATGGCCTCGTCCTGCTTCAATTCCTTCGCTGCGTGGAGCTGACTGCGCTCTAGTCGTGCTTCTTCCATCCGGCGTATGTCGTCCCACGAGGGCTTGCCGTTCAGGGACTCGGTGACGCCGCCTACGGCCTCAATGAGGTCGCCAACCTTTCGATAGACCTCACCTAGGGTCACTTCGGTGATCATAGTGGCATCAGGCACGGCGGCTCCCGGTGCCTGGAGGCACGATCCAGCCACCAAGGATCGACACGACGGCGGTGGCGAGGATCGTAAAGGCGTCGGCCACGTTGTCAGGGACGGGCACACCGGCCAACGAGAGCAGCCACACGGCGATCAGGGCCAGTGAGCCGCCTACGGTGCCGCCAGCGGTTGCCGCCAGCGTAACGATGCCCGCCTGACGGGCCGGGACGGGCGTAGGTTCTGCCATGGGCTAGCCTCCCGTCACGGCGGACTTGATGGACTTGAGGAAGTCGATAAGGGACTTCCCGTCCGGGGTGGACTTCCCGCCGTAGTACAGGCCGTTGTACGTCTCGGTGACCTTACGGTTCATTTCCTTCCAGAAGTCGATAAGGGACTTCCCGTCCGGGGTGGACTTCCCGCCCGTGTAGAAGCCGTCGTAAATTTCCTTGGTCATGCGGTGGGTGTCCGTCAGCAGTGCGCGGTCGGTGTCGTTCATTTCGTCCTCCTGTGGTGCCGCTGCGGCGGCTAGTTGGTTGATGCGGTCAAGGTCGTAAGTTCCGGGGCATTCGGTGGTGGTCCAGTGCCGGTGCGGGTAGAGCGGGAGGTTGCCGTACGCGGCGCGGAGTTCGCGCACAAGTTCGGCCACCGTGGCGTAGTCGCCATCCGATCCGCGGGGGTTGCATTCGATCCCTATGGAGGTCATATTGCCGGGGCCGTTGCCGCCATCCCCGGCGTGCCATGCAACGTCGTCCGGGGATACGATGCACGCGACCTTCCCGTCTTCCACGACGTAATGGGCGCTGGCGGTGGTGCCGGGGCGGCAGAGCCAATCCACCGTGCCTTGAAAGGATGGCTTCCGTTCTGGCTTGTCCCACCAATGGATCGTGATGGAGGCGATTTGCTGGGTGCGTGTGGCTTGGAACGGGCTGGTGAATTGGGTTATGAGGTCATACGTCATTGCGTTGCCCTTTCTAGGCGAGTAGCGCGAGTAAGGCGGTAGTTTCCGTTTGGGTCAGTACGCGGGGATTGACGGGACGTTCAAGAACCTTCGCGGCCACCTTTTCGTGACCGGTGATCTTGAAGTGCAGGCCGTCCGCGTTGTCCGCTGCGCGGATGGTGGCATCGTCGTCGGAGACAGCCGACACAAAGTCAAAGCAGTCGTGAACGCCTTCCGGCTTGCTGGCTAGCCACGTGTTGTAGCTGCGGCGCAACGCCTGGACTTCGGGCGTCTCGGTGTTGGAGGGCGTGATGGTGGCCGCATAGACAACGGGTGTGAGCTTCTCGCGGATGATGTCTACCACCGCTTTGAAGTTCGCTTGCAGGGTCGGCAAGGTCACTCCCGGCTGCATGTTGTTACGGCCGAGGAAGTGGATGGCCGAATCCGGGCGGGCTATGTCCGCCGTGAAGCGGTTCCATTTGGCATCGGTCTTTGTGTCCCACGTGTCAGCCGTTGCCCCGTGGATTGCCATGAAGTAGGGCAGGGCGGAGGCTTGGCGGCAGTAGGCCGAAAGCCATGAATCGTACACGGGCATGAAGGTTCCAGTGGCGGCTGTGTTGGAATCGCCCACCCCGGCGACGATGGGCGTTGCGGCGGGTACTTCTGCCTCAAGCCACACATCGAACGGTGAGAAGTTCGAATAGGTGCCGGTGTAGCCGGTAGCGAGGTCGGCATCAGCAGCAGAGCCAGTGCGCCAGCAGCCACCTCGGGACTTCGCTTGAACATGACCGGCAGGGGTGGTGAAGCCGAGCGCCAGAATGTCGCGCCCGTTGGTTTGTATATCCACGTCGAACCACGGGCTCACGTACTCCGAACCGTTCGCCGGGGTGGTGAACGCGGGTAGCACCTGCTTGCGTACGCCGTCCTTGAACTGGTTGCCCGCGATGGCCTTTCCAAACCATGCGCCGGTGAAGTTGACCGCGCCCGTGTAAACAGTCCCAGCGGCACTACTGCCAGTGGACCAGTTGCGGATGTGGAGGCGCAGCCGTTTGATCGGGACGCCATACCAGAGCGGGAAGCGGATTGACTGGCTGGTGTTCGTTTCCGTGCCGGATGTTTCCGGGACGTTCAAGGCCAAGTAGGCGGACTTGAAACCGGAACGAGGGGCGGTTGAGATGTCCGGGAAGCTTGGGAGGACGACGCCAGCCGCGTCCGTCCGACGCCAGCCGAAGAATCCCGCCGTGGTGCCCTCACGTGTGAATTCGGCGTGATCGTTCGCATAGCGGTAGGCCTTGTGGTAAATCTGCGCTCCCATGCGGGTTACGCGGATCAGGCCACCCTTGAAACCGACCGGGAGGTTGGTCATGGTGTCGGCGTCGGTGTCGCTCCACACGCCGTAGTAACCGGGGATCGTCAGCAGGTTTATGTCCTGCCCGACGGGTAAGCGGGTGTAGTTCCACGCGTCCATGGGGTTACGGTCGATGCGGGTCCATGTGGTCGCCCAGGCGGCTTGTTTGCCGCGCTTCCAGAGGCCGCCGCCGTTTACGTCCCAATACTGCGTGCGGTAAGTGCCTTGGGCGTACTGAATTAACTCACCTGTACCAAGTTCGGGAAGGTCAGGCGTCATGCTGTCCGCGTCGGCGAAGGTCCAGATGGGCCAAGCTCCCTCAGCGGGGCCGGGTAGGGCGTCAATGTTCGAGTTAGCAGCTAGGCGCGGTTGCACCCACGACGCGCCGGGGTCGCCCTTATCGCCCTTATTGCCCTTGAATTCGCCAGCGTTGGCCCGATCAACAACGCTCTGAACTTTTGTGTTTTGGGCGGCAAGTATCGCGTCAGCTTTGGTCGCAAGGGTCCGGTGGGCCTCAGCGAACTTGCTGATCTTTGTGGAGTCCGGGGGCAGTTCCAGACCTAGCGGAGTAGTTGCCATTAGGGCGCTCCAATTCTGAGGAAGTCGGTAAAGGAAAGTTCGTCGCCAACCGTGTCGCAGGCACCATCGGCAAAGTAGCCATCAGCGGCGGTCGCGATATTGGCGCAGGTGTAGTAATCGCCGTCGGCGGGCAGGCCGGGGACGCGGCCAAGGGTCACCGTCAGTTCCCACTTCTTGCCCGTCCACGTCGCGGTACCGCCGATGACGACGCCGCGAATGTCGGACGATCCACGGTCAGGCCTGTTTTCTACCGGGTCACGAACCACGAGAAACGCGGTCTGCCGGGACGTGGGGGCGATCAAGTAGGAAAGCTGTGTGATGGTCAGCTTCTCCGTGTCCTTGAACGTCAGGGTCTTGGTGCGCCATCGCGATTCCGTGGATAGCCAGTGGTTGAACACGGGCAGGACTTCTGAAACGTCGCCACCTGACGGAAGGTCTGTATCAAACTCCACTGTGCGGATGCCGAACCGGTCGCGCATTTCCGTGGTCGAGACGTGATTGCGGGATGTGATGGGGGTCCGCTTCGAATCGTCTTCGCCGTTCCAGGCATCGAGGCGCTGCAACGAAACTTCGGTTATCGCGTCTTCCGGTTCTTTGGTCCAACCGGCGTCGGCCAGAATGTTCGATGCGTGCACGGTGATATTGACGGTGCTTGCCGCTGTGGGCTGTCCAGCGATGACACCCCACCGCCCGTCGGCGTACTTGCCGAGCTTGTCTTTTGCGACGGACTTGGTGGAGTCCTGAATGGCCGTCAGGTTCTTGACCGGGCCGCTTCCGGGCACGTAGTACGAACGGTTGGTACGTTGCATGATCTGACCGCGTAGGAAGTCGTCCAGCAGTTCTAGGAACGGCTTTTCCTTGTAGTGCAACCCGGCGTGGACGCGATCAGGGTAGCGGAGCGGGAAGGTGCTGACGGTCCAGCCTGCCGGTGCCCAGTAGTTCATGTTCCCGATGCGGGTGCTTGCCACGGTTGGGGCGCTGTTCACGTCGTAAACAGTTTCGTTGACAAGATCGGCGGTGAAGTCCGAGGCCTGAATATCCACCTGCAGCGCCCACGCCCCGGTGGCGACGTTGATGACGTGCGAGGCTGCCAGACGTTGGATGCGGCCAACAAAGTAGGTGAAGGATGACTCAGTGCCGGTCGGCTCGTGGTAGATGGCGATGGTCTTGCCGAGGTCCAGAAATGACGGGTCCGAGGGTTCCTTGATCAGTATGGACAGGCTGCACGATTCGACGCCTTGCATATCGAGGTCGGTTTCCACGCCGTACTTGATTTCCATGCCACCGAGTACGGGCATTTTGTCGGCTTTGAAAGCGTCCATCAGAAGGTTGTCTATGTAGACCTTGGGGGCGGGATGTTCGGGCATGATCAGCCTCCCGTCTTGCCGGTGGCGCGTTCGTAGGTCTTGATGGCCGATACCAGTTCGCGGCCAAGGGCTACCTTGTCCGTGCCTGGGGTGGCAGCAATTTCGATCTTGAACGTGTTGTGAACGACGGTCAGTTTGTCCATGGCCGAGGCCACCGCGCCGCCGCTGGTGTTCGCCACGGCCTGAGACGTTGAGGCGAACGAGGACACCCCAGCGAGCTTGCCGGTGGGGGCTGGTGCTGGGGCGTCCAGCAGCGGCAGAGAGGACATGAAACCGAACGCGGGGTTCGGGTTCGACTTGGTGAGAGTGGTTGGCTTCCACGTGATGGCCGGTTGCTGCACAGGCACGCCCATGGCTTCGGAGGACATGAGGAAGCCGGAGGGAGTGCCGCCGTCCACCGAGACGCTATTGGCCTTGTCTTTGGCACCGAACAGGCTGCCCAACCAACCGATGGCGTCTTTGATCCATCCGATCATTCCGGCGATCCCGTCGGTGATGCCCTTGAACACGACACCTGCGGCGGCGCCCATAATGTTCAGGGCACCTTGGATACCGCCGATGGGGGCGAGTACCCCGTCAAGCCACTTCACTACGTCAAGGACCCAGTTCACGATGGCCGAGAAGACCATTTGAGCCACGGCACCCACAGCGTTCACGCCGTCCTTGAACCATCCAAGGTTGTTATAGGCCCAAATGATTCCGGCCACGAGTCCGGCGATAAGCAGGATAACGACGCCGATGGGGTTGGCGGACATAGCCGCGTTCCAGACCCACTGAGCGGCGGCGGCACCTTTGGCGACGCCCTGCCCGATGGTCACGGCGGCGCTGTACGCGGCGGTGGCACCTGAGACAAGGTAGGTCACTGCGGCCACGGCTGCGATGGCTGCGGCCACGGGGCCGAGGATCGGCGCGTACTGGATCAGCAGGTCAAGGATGGGTTGCAGTACGGGCAGGGCAGATGAGGCCATGGACGCGAACGAGGTTTCGGCCTGGCGCTTCAGCATTTCCAGCGAGGCCCCGGGGGACTTCAGGTTTTGGCCGAGCTTGTCAGCGGAACCTGACAGGCTGTCAAAGGCATCCCCGGCTGGGTCGATGGAGCCAAGGAATTCGGGGACTTTGTTGGTGCCCAAGTCTTCGAGTGGGGTTCCGAACAGGGCGATAGCCGCCTGTGCCTGCGCTGCGGGGTCTTCGATGTCTTGCAGACCGGCGACGGTCTTGGCGAACGCTGCGCTTGCTTTGTCCCCGCCGCTGGCAATGTCGGTAGCCATTTGGGCGGCGTCCAGACCTATGGACTTGTAGGCGTCCCCGGTGGCCTTGGAGCCGTCCGTGGCCCGGATGGTGAATTCCTTCAGGGCATCGCCGGTCTTGTCCATCTGGATCGTGCCGCCCTTAGCGGCCTGGGACATGATGCCGAAAGCGGTGGTGCCGTCGATGCCGAGGGCGGCAAAGTGCTTGCTGTACTCGTCCATGACCGGGAGCAGTTCGGCCCGCATTTCCTTGGGCACATTGGACATGGACCCGACCATCAGGTCAAAGGCTTCGTCAGCGTTCTTGGCAAGACCTTCCTTCACGAGGATGCCCGCCGTATTGATCCCTTCGCCTACCTCAGTGCCAAAGGTCGACGCCATATTCAGGGCCTTTTGGGACAGGCGTTCCACGTCGGCCCCGCCGTTGATGGACATGTCCGAGAGGCTTGAGGCTACGCCGTCGATGGCTTCGTTGATTTGCTCCATGGAGTCGCCGTAGTTGCCCGCGTACAGGGAACCGGCGAGCTTGCCAGCCTGTGCGGCTTCCTGCGGGTCCAGTCCAAGCGCCGCCGAGGTCTTCACGCTTTGGGCTTGATCTGAGATGGCCTTGCCCATGCCTGCCATCAGGGCAACACCGGAGGCCGCACCGGCAAGACCAAGAGCTTTCTTGGATGCCGCTGCGGCCTTCTCGATGCCCGAAATTTCGCCCTTGGTGGTGGCCGCTGCCTTCTGCGCCCCACTGGCATCGCCAATGATCTTCAGCGACAGGATGGCGGTCTTGTTAGCCACGGTCAGTGTCTCTTTCGGTCTGCCTCAGCGAGGATATGAACGGCTGTTG